ATAATTGGAAACACTGGTTATAATACATGGGGTATTACTAATCCTAATAGTGGAGATGGTTTACATCAAGTTATTTATGATACTAGAGCTACTTTTAATACATATTTTAATAAAGTTATTGAAATAATAAAAGCTAAATGTTCTACCAACGCAATAGCTGAAGATATTAAACAATATGAACAACAAATATTTGGTACTAGCGATACTGAAGCAATTAAATTTCAATTATATAAAACATGTAAAAACATAAATGATAAATGGCTTGGTAGTGTTGATAATGTAGATAATATTATTTATCAATGTGGTGGTGGTAAAAATAGTGTTGATACAGCGTCAAAAGAAAAACATAGAAAAGGTGACCCAAAATATAGATTAATTGATAGTTTTAGATTTTTAGATAGGTCATTCCATGATATTGGTGATTTATTTTATATGGACCCTATACCAGTAAATGATTATTTAATGAATAGTCCTAATACATCAATGTTTGATGCTATTAGTCAATTATTAGCATCAAATCATTTTACATTTATTCCTTTACCAACATTTATTAATTATAAAGAGGAAAAAACATTAAAATCAATGTTTGATACTTATGCTAATTATGATGAAGCTATTGAAGATGGTATTTGTGGACCTAGTTTTATTAGCGTATATGCTGGTGATAGTTCTAAACATTTAGATTATGGTGATAATGAATATCCAAGTGATGGTATAGATTTTCAATGTGATAGTAACGGTAACATAAGCACCAAAATACCATCTGATTTTGTTGGTACTAGTAATGCTTATGAAAATGATGTTGCAGTATTTTCTGTTAATTACAGTCAACAAAACCAAAACATATTTAAAGATATTACGTTAGACCAAAGTGAATTTGCTGAAACTGACGAATCACTTAAAATTACTGATAATATTGCTCATAAAGGAACCGAAAACAATGTTAGTCTTGGAGGTCAAAATATATTTAATGTTTATGCGGTAAGAAGTTATAAAGCAGAAGTTGAAATGATGGGTAATGCCATGATTCAACCAATGATGCATTTTCAATTAAATAATATTCCTATGTTTCATGGGGCATATCTTATTACACGTGTAAAACATTCAATTAAACCTAATTTTATGTCAACCGTGTTTAGTGGTAGTAGAGTTAGATATCAAAAAACTGATTTATTAACAGGTGCTGATTTTTACATGGGTATATTAGATAGTATGAATCTTTCAGCCAACGCTAGTAGCACAACTGGAACAGTTGGTAATTCTGGAAGTGTACCGCCTATTGTTGCTACAATTAGTCAAAATGATGGTGTTCCATCTAACATTGATGGTGGTAGTAATAAACATATTACAATGACAGCAATACCAGAAATATCAGGAATTAGAAGTCAAATATCTGGAGATAAGGGAAAAAATAGATTATTAACAGAAGCAGTTGCACCATTAAAAGAAATGTTAACTGCGTGGGTTGATTGGATGATAACCTCAGGATTTACTGGTTACGTTGTTAATAAAAAAAGATATTATGGTGAAATAACTTCAGCATATAGAACTTATCAACAACAAAAAGATTCAGGTCCTAATGCTTCTAAAGGAATTTCAAATCATCAATGGGGTATTGCGGTAGATATAAAAATGTCTAGAAAAGATGGTACATTGATTGAAATGACTCAAAATTTAGAAGAATTTAAAATAACAAATAATCCAGCTTTAGAATGGTTACTTAATAATTCATGGAAATATGGATTTGTTATACCGTTTGGTTTAAGAGATGGTAAAGGTGGTTATAATGAATTTTGGCATTTTGAATATCATGGTACATCAGCTGTTTGTTTAATTACAAAAGACGCAACAACATATGGCGGTCATGTTGTAAAAAACATTAATGTTAATGATGTAAAACCAATTGTTGTTAATCCAAAAGGTGTAGATAACAAACCAGCTGTATATCCTAATTGTAATTACATATACATTAAAGGTAATCAAGGTACTGTTGATAATGGTCCACAAATTGATACTAAACTTATTTATGAAGAATTAAAGAAACAATTAGGTTATGGTGATGCAGCAATTGCAGGTATTATGGGTAATATGTTTCAAGAAAGTACATTTAAACCAGAAGCATTAAATACTGGTGGTGGTGATTATGGGTTGGTACAATGGTATGGACCTGCAAAAGAAACACTTTTAAAATGGTTATCTGATAATAATTTAGATAAAACATCATATAAAGACCAAATACAATATTTAAAATATGATTTAGATAAGAGATATAAATATACTAATAAAAATTTAAAAGCTAATAATGATGTAACGCAATCAACTAAAGTCTTTTTTGTTACATATGAAAGTGGTAATTTAGGTTGGTTTAATTTTAGTGAAACTTCATTAAACGATACATATGAAAAGTTAAGTGACAAGAAAAAAGCATCATTTGTTAAAAGAGTTTCATATGCAACTCAAGTTAGTAATATGATTAAAACTAAAAATTGGTATATTCCTAAATAATTAATTTGATAATTAAAAATAATACAGTACATTTGCAAAATGAAAAAAATTGCAAACATAGTTTCAGATAACACAATAAACGTTTCAGAAATTTTTAACGTAGTAAAGACCATGGATGAAATACAACATGGTCTTCCTACATTAATAGTGGGTCTAGATTTAGCAGATAAATATTACCCTGATTTTGATATTACAGATATTTGTTTAGCACCAAACGTATATTGGACATTCAAAAAAACTCAAAAACGTGACAAACACACAGAAGATTTAAACTTTTTCATTAATAAAGTTTATACTAGTATGCTTAAAGGTGTGACATACTACTTTGTTGACCTTATCCAAAACCAATCCAAAACACTTAAACGTGTAATCAAAAAAATACGTGAATTTAAACATATTACCACATATATAAATGGTGAAATGATTTACATATATAGTGATAATTTAATCTTTGGTATAGATTTAAAATTGGCTAGATATATTGGAATGAATGTTGATAAATTAATTACAAAAATTAAGTCAATTAGTACAGTCTTTTTGACCGATGATGAGATACTTATAGAATATAAAAAGAACTTGGAAGAAATGGAATTTCAAGCTCGATATATTCCTTATCTAGTATCAATAATCAATGAGTAAAACAAGTTTATTAGCGTCATTTATCTTTCCTGAAAGAGTAGAGTGGTTTTTAAGTTATTTAGAAGCTAAATTCTCTATTGGTAAAGAAAAAGTATTTTGTTATAAAGATGAAAATGATGAATCCAAACTTATATTAACATTTAAATTAACAATACCAGAGGATAAATCATTAAATTTAAAAAATTTATTTCCTAGTGCTGTGATTATTCATAAAAAAGGTAATGCTCTTTATACAATAAATGCATTAAACAAATTAATCGAAGAAAAAGCTCAAGAATCAATAGGTAATATAGAATATAAAGATGTTAAAATTAATTGGGAAGAATATCAAGATAAATTTATACTAATTAAAGATAAAGAACTTAAGATTTTAAGTATAAGTAGAGTTTTTTAACGATTCCTCGATATTTATATATAAAATAACAAACTTAAATAAAATTAGTTATGGAAAAAGATATTAAAAACGAAAAATTAGATAAAGCTTTAGAAGGTTTTTTAAATACTGAAAACAAAGACCCAAACATGGATTGTACATCTGGTGTTTGTGTGATTAAAGGGGATAAAAGCCTAGTTGAAAGAATCAACAAAAAAATCATAACAGAAGATGGAAGACAATTATTATTCTAATGAAGAAAACAAAATTTAACCCAGAGTTATTAAAAGAAGAACTTAATAGATTCAAATCAATCAACGAATACTCTTTTGGTATGCGTGAAAGAAAAGATGATGATGAATTAATATTAGGTGGTAACTCTTTTTTAGATGAAGCTGATGAAGACCCAGATGCTGCAGGTGATGCAATAGCAAGTGATTTAGGTGTACCAGCCCCTGGTACTGATGATGCCGCTGCACCTGCAGCACCAGAAACAGATTTTGGTGCAGAAGCTCCAGCAGGAGATGCAGCCGCACCAGTTGAACCAAATCCAGCAAACGCAGAAGACCCAGCTCTTCCTGCACCAGTAGAAGAGCCAGTACCTCCAGTAGAAGAGCCAGTTGCTGAACCAGCTGATGAAGAAGAAATAGACGTAACTGAATTAGTTGATTCAGCTGATGAAGCTAAAAGTGCGGCTCACAAAGCTAGTCACAACACTAAACTTCTTATGAAAAAATTAGAAGATTTAGAATCACGTATTGCTAGTATGGATGCTGTAAGCGGTAAAATTGAAGCTTTAGAAAAAGAAATTATCAAGAGAAACCCAACCAATGTTGAAAAATTAGAAATGCAATCATTACACTCTGGTCCTTATACTCAAAAATTAACTGATTATTGGGCTGATAAACATGGTGCGTATGATGTAATGGGTAATGATAAAAAAGAAGAATATATATTAGATAAAGATGTAGTTGATTCTGATTATAGCGAAGGTGATATTAAACAAAGTTTTACTGTAAAACCAGAAGATTACGAAGAAGAAGATATTTAATCTAAAATAACAATACCAATTAAACCCTTGATAATCAAGGGTTTTTTTATTTTATTAAAATTAATATTAAAAAAAACTTGGTCATTGAGAATATTAAGCGTAAGTTTGTAAAAATTAAATAAAATATCGATAAAAAAGTTAAAAATAGATGGTAAAAAACCTTGACTTTTTCTAAAAAATTCGTATATTTGTATAACAAAATTAACCTAGTAAAATAACAATTAATATATAAATTTTAAACACAATGAGTAATGAACAAGATGCCTTAACGGCAATGTTAGCACAGTATGAGGCTAACAACAAACCTAAGTACGAAAAAAGCGAAACTGCTAAAACGTATGATTTAAAAAACTATTTTACAACTTACGATTTAGAAAAAGATGAACAATCTAAAACTAAAGAAATCAGAATCCTTCCTAATCCAAAAGGTGGTTCTCCGTTAGTTGAGTTTTATGGCCACACAGCTATGATTGATGGTCAAAAGAAAACACTTCCATGTTTAGAACATGAAAAAGGTACTGCATGTCCTTTCTGTGAAGCTCGTGAAGCTTTACTTGCAACTGGTGATGCTGGTGACAAAGAATTAGCGAAAAAATACAATGCTAAAAAAATGTATATCGCTAAAGTTATTGATAGAAATAACGAAGACGAAGGTGTTAAATTTTGGAGATTTAACCATGACTTCCGTAAAGAAGGTGTGTTTGACAAAATTCACGGTGTTGTTGCTGGTCTTAAGAAAAACAAAAACATCACTTCACCAACTGAAGGTCGTGATTTAACAATCATGATTAACAGAAACCAAACTGGTCTTCCAATTATTTCTTCTATCGTAGCACAAGATTCTGATGTATTAAGTGCTGATGCTGAGAAATCTGCTGAATGGTTAGCTGATGAAAGAACATGGGAAGATGTTTATTCAGTAAGAAACTATGATTATTTAGCGATTATCGTTAGAGGGTATACACCTATTTGGGATAAAGAAGCTAAATGTTTCGTAGCAAAAGAATTGATTAAAGAAACTGAAAACGATGATGCTGCTTTAGATTCTGAATTGACTATGGCTGTTGAAAACGTTAAAGCTAATGTAACAGAAGCTGAAACAGTTACTAACCCAGTATCTACCACTCCAGAAGCGGAAGATGACGTTGACGACTTGCCTTTTTAATTAAAGGATATCCTACAAAATAAGAAGTGAGAAATTGCTTCTTTTTTTTGCTAAAATAACGAGAAATAAAAATTAAACATTAATGGCATTAAAACCAAAAAAAGAAGTGGCTGGTGGGAACAAAACACCAATAGCAAAAGTACCATTTGATTTAGATTCATTCTTAGAATCAGAAAACATTAACTCAGAACCAAGAGATAAAGAATTATCATGGGTTCCATTATCAAAAGCATGGCATGATGCATTAAAATTACCTGGATTTCCACGTGGTTATTTATCTCTAGTAAGAGGTTATTCAAATACTGGTAAATCAACAGCATTTTATGAAGCAATTGTAGGATGTCAAAAAATTGGTGATTTAGCTGTAGTTATTGAAACTGAAGGAAATTGGAGTGATAAACACGCTAAACAAGTGGGTGTTAAATTTAAAGAAGTGGTTGATAAAACAACTGGAGAAATTACTGAAAAACCAGATGGTTTTATTTTGATGAGAAGTGAAGATTTATATGAAAAATATAAAAACTACAATCACCAAGATAGTAAAATGGGGTCAAAACCTACTAGAGGTGAACCAGTAATTGAAGATGTTTCATTATTCATTAGTGAAATGTTACAAAAACAAGAAGATGGTATTATAACTAGTGATATGTGTTTCCTTTGGGATTCTATTGGAACTCTTAACTGTTATAAATCAGCTTGTTCAAACACTAGCAATAATATGTGGAATGCTGGTGCTATGGGTTGTTTCCAATCAATAGTTAACTTTAAAATTCCATCTAGTAGAAGTGTTGCAAAACCATATACTAACACAATGATTTGTGTGCAAAAAATATGGTTAGATAATATGAATGGAACAGTAGTTAAACACAAAGGTGGTGAGTTTATGTTCTTTAATTCTAGAATCATTGTTCACATTGGTGGTATTCTTACTCACGGAACAAAAAAATTAACAGCAGTTGCATTAGGACAAGATTTTCAATTTGGAACTGAAGCTAAAATTAGATGTGAGAAAAACCACGTTACAGGTATTGAAAGAAATGGGACCATAGCTTCGACACCACATGGTTATGTTAACCCAAGTGAATTGGATGGTTACAAAAAAGAAAAAAGACAATTTATTCATGATGCTTTAAATGTTAGTTATGATGAAGAAATCAGTTTCAAAGAAGAAGAAGGTCGTCTTGAAGGAGATGATATCTTAGAGTAACAAATTTTTAGTATTAACCTTATAAAGGTTTAAAATGAGTAAAAGACCACCAAAAAATGGTGAAATTAGAGAAGAAATTCAAAACACACTTTTAGTAGACGGAAATGCCCTATTCAAACGGGGCTTTTCTGGTGCTAAAGAGTTGTATAACAAAGATGGTATTCACATAGGTGGAGTATATCAATTCCTTACAACACTTCGTATGTTGCTAGAACAAGAAATGTACCACAGAGTCTATGTATTCTGGGATGGTAATTTCAGTGGCAAACTAAGATACGAAATTTACGAGCCATATAAAAGTGCTCGTGGTAAAGACTACAAAAACGGCACTCAGCCAATTGACGAATCAGAATTAAAACAACGCAGAATCGTTTGGGATTATCTAAATGAATTATGTATCCGACAATTAAAAGATGAAGTAATCGAAGGTGATGACTTTATAGCTTATTATTGTCTTACCAAAAACAAAAATGAAAAAATCACTATTTGTACCAATGATAGGGATATGGCTCAACTAATTAATGATGATGTAAGAATTTTTTTCTTAGATAAAAAAAATTATGTTGGAAAATCCAATTATTCTTCGTACTTTCGCCATAACCAAGAAAATTCAGTATTATTGAAAACTATTGTTGGTGATACTAGTGATAGTATTAAAGGGATAAAAGGTTTAGGTGAAACTACACTACTAAATCATTTTCCTGAGTTGACAGAACGAAAAGTAACCTTAAATGAAATTATAGAACAAGCTAGTAAACAACAAGAAGAAAGAATCGCAACAAAACAGAAACCTCTTAAGGTATTGCAAAATATCATAGATGCCGTAACTGATGGTGTTCAAGGTAAAAAGATTTATGAAATCAATGATAAGTTGGTAAATTTATCTAAACCAATGATGACCAAAGATGGTATAAGAGCGTTAGAACTACTTAAAAATGGTTCTCTACTACCCGAAAATAGGGAATTTAAAAAGGTATTTGAAATGATGAAAAGTCATGGAATAGATAAAGAAATTGGGGAATATCGATACCCAGAATATTTAGTACCTTTCAAAAAATTAATCGATAGAGAAGAAAAAATAACTAAAAATTAAAACTAAAAAGTATGTCACAAACAACTATAGAACAAAAAAGAGTGGAAGTAGAAAGATTTGAATTTTCATTCTTCGTTAACGATAATATCATTTGTCAAAGATATTTCAAAATAAGAAATTATGATGAAAACTTTACACCATTAGATGAAACAGCTGCTAGAGCTTATAAATCTAATCCAGCCAAAGAAGTAGAAAAAGTTAGAACATTAAAAGAATTGGCTGAATCAGTTGCAGGTATAAAATATGGTATTATACCTAACTACTTGAAAAGAAAGTCAATTGACTACTTATGGGAAAATTACAAACCATACTACGCTCAAAATGAAGATTCATACAAGACTCCACCAAAAAAAGGCGATAACTTTCAATTTGAAGTTAAAGTAGATGGTTTACCAATACTTAAAGCCGAATTTCCAAATGAATATTTTACATTAAACCCTAAAATTAATGTTGATATTAGAGAAGTTATTCAAGAAATAATCACTGATATTAGATTTTACTTGAGTACTGAAAATAATGTAAAAGTGTCGAATTAATTCGATGCTTTTGCATATTTATAATAACAAAGTTTTAAAAGAAAGGAAAAAATATGGCAAAAATAGACAGAAGTAATTTAGGATATCTAGGGGCAGAATATCAGTTAAGATTTGTAGCTCAGATACTTACCGATAGAAAATTTGGTAATGCTATTATAGATATTGTAAATCCTAATTATTTCGAAGATGAATATATAAGAATTGTTGTTGGTGCAATTAAAAATGCCAAAGAAAAAGATGATATTATTCCAGATGTTGGTAGTTTAGAATTTAGATTGCTTGATGAAGTTAAAGATGATATTCAAAGACGTTATGCTCTGACTCAATTGAGAAAAATAAAAGAAGCTGACCTTAATGATACTCTTTGGGTTCAAGAAACTGCAATGAAATTTTGCAAGCAACAAGAACTTATAAAAGCTTTGGCTGAAATTAATAAAATAATTAGCAAGGGTGATATTGATAACTATGAAGAGTGTGAATCAAAATTAAGAAAAGCACTTGAACATGGGGATAGCAAAGACGATGGGGTTGATATATTTGATGATATTGATTCAGTTTTAGCTGATGACTTTAGAAAACCAATTCGTACTGGTATTGAAGGATTAGATGAAATTATGGATGGTGGACTATCAAAAACTGAATTGGCTATTATTTTAGCACCGTTTGGAGTTGGTAAAACAACAATGATGACTAAGATTGCCAATACAGCTATGACTGATGGTAAAAAAGTATTACAAATATTTTTTGAAGATACAATTAAAGTAATTCAAAGAAAACACTTATCATGCTGGTCAGAATTTGACCTTAATAGTTTATCAATGCATAAAGAAGAAGTGAAAGAAATGGTTGCTAATATGATGAAAAGTAGTAACGGTGGTGCAATAAAACTTAAAAGATTTTCTAGTGATGGAACAACAATACCTGTTATTAGACAATACATAAGAAAATTAATAGCAACAGGTTTTAGACCAGATATGGTAGTTTTAGACTATATTGATGTTGTTGAACCATCTAGAAGATTTGATGATGTAAATGCAGGTGAAGGTAGTGTTATGAGACAATTTGAAACAATGTTATCAGAATTAGACATGGCAGGTTGGACAGCAGTTCAAGGTAACAGAAGCTCTATTAAAGCCGATGTTGTTGAAGCTGACCAAATGGGTGGTTCTATTAAAAAAGCACAAATTGGTCACTTTGTAGTGTCTATTGCTAAAACGCTTGACCAAAGAGATAAAAGTACAGCTACTATGGCTATTCTTAAATCTAGATTTGGTAAATCTGGTATGATATTTAATGATATTGTATTTGATAATGCTAGAATTCAAATTGAAATGGGTGAAGATAAACATGCTCACACTCGTACTGAACATAAAAAGAATGTAGAGGTTAAGGAACAAAATAGAGTAAACCATGTATTAGGCTCTCTTCAAACTAAAAATATGTTATTAAATAGTGACCTTATCAATACTCCAAATAAATAATTAAATAAAATAAAAACAATGATTGAACCAATTTTAAAACCAAATCCAGATAGATTTGTAATTTTCCCAATAACTCACCAAGATTTATGGGATTATTATGAAATTGAACAGGATGCAATGTGGACAGTTAAAGAAGTTGACTTGTCTAAAGACTTAGACCACTGGAATAACAAACTTAATGATAATGAAAGATTTTTCATCAAAAACGTATTATCGTTTTTTGCGGCATCTGATGGTATTGTTAATGAAAATTTAGCAATAAACTTCT